CCGGGTCAAGTGATCACGACCCAAGATTAGGCGCTGATCTTGACCCAAAAATGATGATGAAAAGATCTATGAGAGAAAGTGCCACAGGTGGTGCAAGTAGCTCAAGTGGTGTTGCTACATCAATGGGCGGTCCTGCACATAAACCAACATCAGGTGTTCCTAAAAAACTAGGTAATAGTCATAAATCAAAACAGGTTACAGTAGGTAAAGGTGTTTACGATAAATGACCAATATTCGAAAACTTTTAGAATCTATGGATGCCATGAGCGCAGCCGAACGAAAATCCACTGGCCCAAAGTGGCCTGGATATTGGCGCGGCAAAGATAGTGCTAAAAAGTCTAAAAGTAGAATGGTTGGCGATGGCGGTACATCCGAAAGTGTTGAGGAATCGGAAAACTTTTTAAAAGAATTAAACACAGTTATAAACAGCAATCCGGTCAAAAGAGACCTATTTCAAGAATGGCAAGAATACAAATCAATTTCTGAGGCGGAAAAAACTGTATCTCCTGATCAAAAAGCAGAAATAAAACAAGCTGTAAAAGATGTATCAAGCAAATATGGTAAAGAACAACAGCAGCAAACGACACCGCCTTCTCCTGAACAAAAAGCAGGAATAAAACAAGCTGTAAAAGATTATAATCAAGAACCTAAAAAACAGACAGTAGACGAAGAAACAGAGCCAATTATATCAGAATACGGTGCGCCAGGATCGGGTATCGGAAATGACACAGCCACTAACCCAGCAGAAGTGTTTGCTAAAGGCCAGGAAAGAAAAGCCAGCAAAGAACAAGCACAAGGTCAGATTCAAGGACTGGTAGCACAAATAGTGGGTTTACGAAATCAATTGGCAGATTTAAATAGTCAATTTCCGCAAGGTGCTAACCCAGTTGAAAAAACAATGAGTTTGCAACAAATGACAGCACAACGAAACGGTATTAAAAGTCAAATTGTTGATTTAGCAAAACAAATTTCACAACTTAGACAGCAGGCATAATTATGTTCATAAACGATATCTTTAAGAAAAAATTAAACGAAAGTTTGCGTGACGGAGAATATTACACCTTTCGAGTATTCTTTGATGACGGCACAGACGAAACATTAAATTTTTCAAGTGACGATATTGATTGGGATAGAGTTGGTGCCCGGCGTGGCAAGCAAGTTGTTGATGTTAAAAGATTAGGCGGTATACAAGGTAGTCAATCAGATAGTCCTCATAAGCCACACGATTTTCCTGATGATCGTGGTCTAGCAAGAGCGCAACGAGCATATGATAAACAGTTGCCAGAAGGTGGCTTTGATATTCCCGAAATACCGCGAGCGCCAACTCCTAAACCTCCCAAAGAGAAAGATATAGCGGAAGCACACGGGCCATACGGTAAAACAAAACCCGGCGATTTAGAAAAAATACAAAAAGCCAAGGAGCGTGAAAAGAAGAATGCACCTGGACAACTGCGTCGAGCACTACCACCAAGCAAGCAACGCTATCGTGATTCTTCCATTGAATATTTTGCAAAATTAGATGAGCAAGATGTAGAGGAAGGCTCTGTACAGGATCGACTACACCAGCGTCACCAAGAGCAACGTAAAAAGTCAGGCTTGCCCAATCCTAAGTATTACGAAGAATTAAAGGCGTCATACGACATCGAGAATGATCAAGAGCGGCTAGCACGGCAAGCAGAGATTAAACAGAAATACCGGGTTTCTGAAGCTACAAAACAAAGATCAGCATATAAAGGATCTGCTGGAGCACAAGCTATAGCTCAAGCCAGCGGTGTTAAAAACGTTAACAGAATTATACCCGGTCAACGATTAAACATACCAGGTCAAGACACACCATACGTTGTTCAAAAAGGTGATACTCTTGACGCAATTGCTAGTAGATTTTCTGCAGCAGCCGCTGCAATGGAACCAACATTCACAGGTATGGCAGGGTCGGAATTGACAGGCAGGATTGATGGCAGTGATCCTTCTAATCCTGATGCTAAAGAAATACGTAAACCAAGATTGGCTACAGGTGTAAAAAATGCACAACGAGCCAGTTGGGGAGACGAAACTTCCGACCCTGCTGGCGAAGTGATTCCTATGTCAAGAAGACTTCTGTCTACAAGTGTAAAAAATGCACAATATGCCGGAAGAATTCGAGACCCTTTGCCAGGTGATACTGACAAGATTACACAGAAGATTGACGGACAGACCGACACAGCAGACAATACAACTACTACTCAAAGTATGGATAGTACCAATGCATCAGCACCTGCTTTAAACAAACGTTTGGACTTTGTAAACAAAGAACCTACTAACGAAGCCATTCCTTACGCATTAAGTGCCGCAAATGCTGCTGCTGAATATCGACGCCAAGGTGCTGCCGGCGGTGGTTATCGAGGACGAATTGATATTCCGGTTCAGTCCAGGGAAGATTATCTTGCTGTAGGTCAGATGCTGTTAAAAGCCGCACGAGCCGAAGGACAAAAGATTGATTATGGTTTGAGTGATGGTGTTATGAGCATATTCTCTGATTCAATGACCGCAGACGAATTAGACGAATTCATTGACCGTGTATTGGATCAAGGCTTGGCGGAAGGCCGAAAAGACGACTCATTAGATACTGGACCTGATGGTAAACTTACTGCTCGAGGTGAAGAGCAGATGCGTCAATATAGACAACAAAAAAGAGAACAAGAGCGACAACAGATCATTGCTAAACATACCAAAACAGTGAAGGGAGAACCCTACGGTGTTGCTCCATCAAGAATAAGCCAGAGTAAAAATGAAGTTGATTGGAAAGAAGCCAACAAGGAATTACGGAAAAAAGGTTTAGATGAGCAAGGTGTGGCGGAAGCAGGTCCATTCAGCTACGGTGCTAAGAAGCCACGTAAAGGTAGTGTGGCAGATTTGGCAGCTAAGAAACGTAAAGAACAAGAGAAGGACCGTAAACCAATTGAGCCGCGTGATCAAATGGTTGGCATCGCTAAGGTCCTACCAAAAGATCTGACAGAAGGCAAACAAGTTACCAGCAGCTGGCAAATCACTTTTAAAGATGGCAAAACAAAAGAAATGAAGGGCACTTATGAACAAGGATCAGGTCCTAGCAACGATCAGATTCTGGTCTACGCCCAGGCACAAAATCCGAGCAAACAAGTGGCATCAGTAAAACAACAGTACACTCCGAATGCCAAAACAACCAAAATAAATCGCGTCGAAAAAAGCGGTCGTGTTGATTGGAGTGATCGTGACAATAAGGGATCTTATTATATAAAAAAAGAAGCAGTCAATGAAGATATTGAACGCTACTTAGATGAAATGCATCGTGCCGGTTATGACATTGTAACTGAACGTGCAACATTGTGTCCCGAATGTGGTGGCGTTGCTTATGAGGACAAAATGCTGGCGGAAAAGCAAGATGCTTGTTATCACAAAGTAAAAAGTCGTTACAAGGTATGGCCGTCGGCCTATGCATCAGGTGCTCTAGTTCGTTGCCGTAAAAAGGGTGCCAAAAACTGGGGCAACAAGAGTAAAAAATGAAATATAGAGAACTTCTAGAAGCCTGCTGGACAGGCTATCAACAGCGCGGTATGAAGAAAAAAGGCAACCGTCAGGTTCCCAATTGTGTAAAAATGAGTGAGCAAGAGCTAGAAGAAGATCTCAAAAAATGGTTTCGTGAAAAGTGGGTACGATTTGGTCCAGATGGTAAAATCCGAGGTGAGTGTGGCGGTAGAGATAGCAGCGAAGGCAAGCCAAAATGCTTACCTGCGTCTAAAGCTCACGCTTTGGGCAAAAAAGGTCGTGCCAGTTCAGCAGCTAAAAAGCGTAGGGAAGATCCTAATCCTGAACGTAGAGGTCCTGCACGGAATGTAGCAACCAAGACTCGTTCCATGCAAGAACAAGGTATACCGGAATTACAACCACCACCAGGCAAGGAAAAAAGTAATCTGGGTCGTGATGCATTGAATCTTATTCGAAACGTCAGCAAAGCTAATCCCGCCGACGACTTGCAAGCCGAATTGGTAAATCAAGTACGAGGCCAAACTGATCCATCTAGTGCCAATGTACAAGGAACATCTCCTACTGGACAACTGTTACAAGGTATCAAAGGACTTTTTCAAAAACAATAAGGCAAATTAATGTCATTTCTAGTAGCCAACGTACCACCGGTACACTGTTATATACGTCGAGAATTTTTATATGATTTTCAAAAAGGTCATGGCGAATACGAATCTTGTATCTGGGTTTCAATTAAAAGTATTCGTGGACAGGCATTTAGAATAGAAGCATACTTACCAAACTATGGCGCATTGTATGACAAACTACCTCTCCATGCTTTTGTATCGCGCACAGACCATATCGATGTTCCAAATTTGTTATCCTTGGACACATTGCAAATATGGGATTGTTTTGACTACAATATCGCAGTAATTCAAAAGGCATTTTTACGAAATCTAAGTTGTAAATTTTATGCCAAGGATAAAAATATGTATTCTGGTAATTATTTGTTTACTGTAGATAATGCCCATCCTGATCATAATCTAATAGACACAGGATATAGTGAATGGCCCGAAGACCACAAAAGTTTTAATTTTATAGAACTAGACAACGGTCAATATGCAGCACAACCCAACAATCGTTGTCTGTTCTTTGATGCTGCAAGTAATCCTAAACAAATGAAGTTTCCAGATTTTAAAGTATGTACCAAAAAATATGTAGTAGAACAAAATCCTAAATGGCGTCTGGGAGATACCGACACTGTAATGTATGAACAATCAAATTTGAACGATGAACACTACGGTAAAAGTCAAAAATTCAAATAGTTGGTTACAAAGTGGTAATTTTTCAAGGAGAAGATAATGGCAAAACCATCAACAAGCACAAACAAAAAAACAATTAAACACGTAGTAAAATTCACTAATCAGGGTGGTCGTCGTGCTAAAACCAGTTCAATGAACAAAAGCCAAAAGCAATCATTCAAAGCATATCGCGGACAGGGTAGATAAATACTTGTATTAAGGTACTGTTATGAACGAGTTACAACAAGCTCTAAAAATTGCTTTTGCTAGTGAATTTTCTTTTTACTTAAAGGCACACTACTTTCATTGGAACGTAGAAGGTCCTAATTTTCCACAACTGCACGAGTTATTTGGTAAAATATACGAAGAAGTATATGGAAGCATAGACAAGTTTGCAGAAGAAATTAGAGCCACTGGAGCCTATACTCCAGGTTCATTTTCTCGGTTCAGTATTTTAAGTCTAATAGATGACGAAGTTGACTTGTTGCCCGCCGAATCCATGTTAGTAGAGCTGCTTGAAGACAGTAATAAATTACAGGAAATGTTTCAAATTGTATTTAGAGCTGCAGAAGAGCTAGGGCTACACGGACTAAGCGATTTCTTGGCAAGCAGACAAGATGCTCACGCAAAACATTCTTGGATGTTGAGAGCAACACTTAAATAAGCGTATGCTTTTAGTTTATATTCACGGTGCTAGTGCTACCAGTGAGAGTTTCAATTACATTCGCAAACAAATTCCAGCCAAAGAACTACTAATCAATTACGACAGTAGGAACGGTTTTGAAAAAAACTTAGTGAACATGAAAGAAATTCTGTCTGCTCAAAAAGACATGTTTTTTATTTGTCACAGCTTGGGTGGAATATATGCTCTGCATCTTGCCAACGAGTTTCCTGATCAAGTGCTAGGTGCAGTAACATTGAGCACACCGTATGGCGGCGCCGAAGTGGCCGATGTAGCCAAATACTTTTTGCCTTACAGTAGATTGTTGAAAGATATTGGTCCCACGTCGTGGGCTATGAAAAATGCTCGTAGTATAGAAATAAATTGTCCTTGGACCAATGTTGTTACTACTCAAGGTTCTGCGCCTTGGATACCTGCGCCAAACGATGGTGTGGTTACTATATCAAGTCAACGCAAGAGAACAGACATCATGGAATTGATCGAATTAGACTGTAATCATTATGAAGTGGTATTAAATGATCAAGTAATTAAAATTATTCAAGAAAGATTACCAAAATGATAGCAGAAATATTGGTATGGGGATTCTTTAGTGCAATGGGATGGATGGCGGCCAATTGGACTGTGGATCAAGTCTTGCCAGAAAAGACAGAAACTCAGACGTGTTCAGAGTGGCGTGAACTACGCAAACCCGATGGCACTATTGAAAGAACACGCACTTGCGAACCTAAAAAATAAGAACACCCTTAGGACCGGTGTGCGCGGCTGCTGCGCTATTCAAAGGAGTCGTGCCCCGAGGATTAAAGTGAGCAAAGTTTTCTTGCAATTGTAAACACATTCATCTACAATATTGTTTTTAACTTAGGAGATTTTATGAGTTCACGTATGTTCTCTTCCGAACAAAAAGCTAAACTTACACAAATTATCAACGAAGGCATGGCAGTTATGCAAGAGGTTGAAGATCTCAATGCCGGCCTCAATGATACTATCAAGGCCATCGCTGAAGAAATGGAAATCAAACCTGCTATTCTTAAAAAAGCAATCAAGATAGCTCATAAAGCCAAATTAGGTGACGAAAACGCCGACAACGAAGAACTTAATACTATCTTGCAAACTGTAGGTAAAACTCTTTGATAAATTGTGTAGCCGGCATACTAAATTGGATACGAGATGATTGGACATCTAACCGTGTACGTTTTGTCGTTGAGCTTTTCGCTTGGGCTATATCTATTGGATGTAGCATCACAATGGCGTTCACGGTACCCACGCCTCCACTCCTTATTTTATATCCAATTTGGATTGG